GGCACTGGATTAGTTGTATGGGGTCAAGAAACACGTAGCGGAACAAGTACAGCTAGAGATCGTGTAAATGTTGTTCGTTTAGAAAATTATCTAAGAGTAATTTTCAAGAGCATTGCAGCCAGCTTCTTGTTTGAGCCAAACGACACAATCACAAGAAAAACAATTGCTACGCAAATTGAAAGTGCATTGCATGATGTACTAAGCAAGCGTGGTCTAACAGACTTCTTGGTAATTTGTGATACAAGTAATAATACTTCTAGCACAATTGCTAATAATCAATTGTACGTAGATGTGGCAATTGAGCCAATGCGTGATGTTGAATTTATTTACATTCCGATTGCTCTATATAATCCTGGCGTTATTGCTGGATTAGGCTTGAGTTCTACTTAAGAAATAACATAAATAAGAGTAACAGGAGAAGAACATGGCAGTAGCAAGTTTAAGTAAGTTTACAGTACCGTTAGCTAACGGACAGAGTGCAGACAGCCAAGGCTTGTTAATGCCAAAATTAAAGTATCGCTTTCGTGCAAACTTTATCAATTTTGGCGTAACAAACCCAACTACTGAACTAACAAAACAAGTGGTTGATATTAAAAGACCAAACGTAAATTTTAATCCAATTACAATTGACGTTTATAACAGTAAAGTGTACTTACAAGGTAAACCTGAGTGGCAAGAAACAACAATTAACTTCCGTGATGACAGCACAGGTCAAGTATCACGTTTAGTTGGCGAACAAATTCAGAAGCAATTTGACTTCTTGGAACAAGCAAGTGCTGCAAGTGGCATTGACTATAAATTCCAATTGTCTTATGACATTTTAGACGGTGGTAATGGTAACACACAACCAAACGTATTAGAAACATGGGAATTAGATGGATGCTTCTTGAGTTCAGTTGATTACGGTGACATGGCATATAACTCAAATGATCCTGTACAAATTGCTTGTACAATTAAATTTGATAATGCTATCCAAACTGTTGGTGTAAGTGCTACCCGTACAGTGGTGTCATTGACACCTGGAACATCAGTTAACTAATAGTTAATTTGCATAATTAAAAACCTGGCTTAAAACACCAGGTTTTTATTTGCATAAATATTAGTATGGCCTCATCAAATTCAAATGGACAAGTAGTAATACGCGACTACCAGCATGCCGCAAGAATATTCACGGATGCAAATTATAGACTAAGTCCCAAATATGGATTTTTATTCTATGTTGAATTTGATTTTGATACACAGATAACAAACATCAGCAACACAACTGCTCAAGAAATGGGCATGATTGTTAAGTCAGTTAACTTGCCTTCGTATAATATAGAAGTCAAACAACATAATGCGTACAATCGTAAAAATTATGTACAAAATGCAATCAAATATGATCCAGTAACAATTACTTTTCATGACGATCAAGCAGACAACGTATTAAGTTTCTGGTATGACTATTACAGCTTTTATTATAGAGACAGTGATTATGCTAGCTCTACATATTATGCACCAAACAAATATCAAAGTCGTCCGACATTTGACTGGGGATATACACCTAGACCTTCTGTAGGTTACAATAATTCTGCAATGTTTCAACCATATCAGTATATTCAATCAATAAGAATATACAGTATGTATCAGCAACATTTTGATGAGTACCAATTGGTAAACCCTATTATAACAAGTTTCAAACACGGCAAGCATCAACAAGGCAATGAAGGCGGCACATTAGAACATGAAATGAGCATACAGTTTGAAACTGTAAAATATTTAAGTGGATACGTAACAACTAATTCTGTTGGTGGATTCATTGACTTACATTATGATACTACTCCTAGTCCATTGGCACCTGGGGATTTTGTTGCCGGTGCTGCTAATCCTACTGCAACAACTGATGCTACATCAAATTATACTTCTATTTTTCCGCCAGCGACAACTACTCCTCAACCAGTAGGCGCAACGTCACTGGCATCTTCGGCTGCTGCTGGATTTAGATCGGCAGTATTGGTATCCAGCAATGCTCCTACTAACGCCGGAGGATTTAGCATACCTAGTTTTAGTAGCCTTGGTAGTTTAAATCAAGGTATTCCTACTTCACAACAAATTCAAAATCAACTACAAGCCGCAGGAGTTGGCATTGCATCAAATGCTGTTAATAAATTAGCCAACGGAGTAGTACAAGGCGTTGCTAGTGCAATCGGACCTAATGGTGGCGCCATCATTGGTTTAGCCGCCGCCGCAATTAAGAATCCTAATGCATTGCTTAAAACTGCTGAACAAATGGCAGTTGGCGCAGCAACTGCTGCCGCAGGCCAGCTAGTAAACAAAGCAGTCACTTCTGCAGTAAATACGGTTACGTCAGTTGCTGGAAGTTTAGCATCAAGTGCACTTGATAGTTTGAATTCTACTTTGGCATTTGGCGGTTCAGCGACCTTAACTGGTGAAGTATCATATTTAGGCAGTCAGGCAGCACAGTTGTTGCCAGATTCAGTACAACAATATTTTAACATTGGTAGCTTTGCCGATAACTTAGGTTTTTAATATGGCAACAACACAAACATCAACCGCAACAAATCTCACTGGCCCAAACGCTAATGCTGCCACCAGTAACGGCCCGCAATATTTTAATAATTTATATTCTAGTAAATTTACTATTAGTGCAAATGCCAATGATGCTATTGTTGCATTTTTTGAACAATATGCAGACAACAAACAAGCAGGTGATAATCTTGCGGCAGCAGTAACATATACTGCACTAGCACAACAATTAGATCCAATGACAGTATTAACTGAATTTCAAAAAATGCCTAAGGGGCAACTTAATAATTATTTAATTGCATTTTTAAATTCGACTCGTGTACCTACTAGTGTATTAGGAGTTAAAACACAAACAACAACTAGTCCCTTTGTTACTCGCACTATATTATCATGAGCAAATATGCCCAAGGCAAATTTCAATTACAAAACCCGCAAAAGTATGTAGGTAACAAAACACCTACCTACCGAAGCAGCTGGGAATTAGTTTTTATGCAGTTTTGCGATAATAATCCAAATATACTGCAATGGGCTAGTGAGGCAATACACATAAATTATCGTAATCCGTTAACTGGTCGTAACACAATATATGTTCCAGATTTTTTGATTACTTACGTTGATGCAAATGGTAATCAATCTGCAGAAGTAATTGAAGTAAAACCCACTAAAGAAACTACATTAGAAGCTGCAGGAAAAAGTCCACGTGCGCAAGCAGCTGCAATACTTAATATGGCTAAATGGCAAGCCGCACAAGCCTGGTGTAAAGCACATAATCTTCGATTTCGTGTAGTTACAGAGCAGGATATTTTCCACCAAGGTCGTGCCAAATAAATATTGGTATGACTAAAAAATTAGAATCACTGTTCAATTTACCGCCTGTAGAGGAATCAATAGATCCCACCCCTGAATCTGCACGGGCGTTTATCAAAGAAAATCAATCTGTAATCGAAGAAGTAAATTTGGCAATAGACAAAATTGATGCTGCACTACCCGGTGTCAGAGACTTAGACACAGGCGATAGTGAGCTTGACGAGCTTGCAGACTTAGCAAAGAATAAATTTGAAGACTTAATGGATTTAGGAATGAATGTTGATCCACGTTTTGGCGGGGTGATATTCCAAACTGCTGGAACACTATTAGGACATGCCATTACAGCTAAAACTGCCAAAATGGATAAAAAACTAAAGATGATTACTTTACAGTTACAAAAAGCAAGACTGGATCATCAAATTAGTAAGGATCAAAAAGACCCTGCAGAAGCCGCAATTGAAGGGCAAGGCATGATACTTGATCGTAATGAATTGCTAAAACAAATACTTGCCAAGAAAGACAAATAGTCTTTTTTGACTAAATATAACAATATAGGATTATAATGATGTCGTTAAAACCATTTCAAACTTACATCTTTGAACTAAGCAAACCCAGTGAGTTTAGAATTAAACTTGCAGGAATTAACCCAGCTGGTGAAACAATGGCTAAGATTAAATCTGCACTGGAAACTTATCAAGTTGAAAGCGTTAGTGCAGTTAAGAGCTTACCAATTCAAGAGCATAAAGAATTCCCACAATGGGGCGGTGCTTGTGAGTGCTGGCAATTTGATATTAAATTGGCATACCCAACAACAAATATCGCAATTATGCAGTTGTTAAAAGAACGTGCTCAGTTAAATCCAAATTGGATTAATGTACGTAATTTGCACGAAGCTGAGTATACAGAAGAAGCTGAAATGCGTGGCAGCTTAAATCCCAACAAAGGTGTTGCGATACTTGATACAGACACACTAGAAGACCAACCTGGTGCGCAGGAACTAGTTGGACAAAAACGTAACATCAGTTTGATGAAAGAATTAGAAAGTCGTAAGTTTGATTTTGCTAAAGACAGCAATGAATCAGGCAAGACAACAAATGATGCGCCCGTTGGTGAAAAAGGCCCACTAAGCAATCAAAATAAAATTTACCGTAAACCAGGTAGTAAGGGAAGCAAATAATCATGAGCAAAAATCATCCACACGACAACATTTATAATATTCTAGGTAAACTAGAAGCATTGCAACCAACGCCAAAAGAAACTCATGATGCAAAAGTACAGGCTATCCGTGAAAGCGTAGAGTCACAAGGCAGTATCCTTAAAGGCTTACGTGAAGTTAATTCAGTTGAGCGCCGTTTAGCAGAACAATTTGCTG